GCAAGGCATCGCATATGGATTTCCCGTCTCAATGATGACGGCTCACCGGTCATCGATGAGTCGATCAACCCAGACGTTGGTGAGGACAACATCTTTACCAGTGTGTTCTTCCCGTGGTTCCGCTACGAAGAGTACCAGATGCCAGTACCACAGATGGTTGGGGAGCGACTTAAAGGCTTTGAGCTCACGGAGGAGGAGCTTGACATCCAGTCAACGTTCAACCTCAACCTGAGGCAGATGTTCTGGCGGCGTTGGACGATAGCAAACAAGTGTGACGGCAACATCGACATCTTTAATCAGGAGTATCCGGACACGCCCAGGGCCGCTTTCCTCGGTACGGGTCGGCCTGTCTTCAACAACCACAAGCTCGTCAAACTGCTGGATGCGGCACTGCCACCAAAGGTACGGTACGAGCTGTTCGCCAATAACTGGATAACAAACCCTGTTGGCAGACTCAACGTCTGGAAGGAGCCCACCAATGGAACCCCATAGATTATATCTGCCGATGTGGCCGAGGGTCTCAGGGATGGCGATTTTTCCTGCGCGGATGTTATTGACCACCGAACAGGAGAGCAAGTCGCCCAGTGGCACGGAAGCATCGACTCCGACAATGTCTTGGAGTTCGCAGACATCCTTGCCGCTCTCGGAAGAAGATACAATGTTGCGCTCATCGCTGTTGAACGAAATAATCACGGTCTTGGAGTCGTAACCCAGCTTTACCAGAACGGATACCCGAATCTGTACGCTGAGATGGTTCCGGACCCACCGGGACGCCCCCGGAAGAGGTACGGCTGGGTCACTAGCCGTGCGACCCGCCCACTGATCATCGATAACCTTATTCGTGAGAACCAAGAAGACGCTCTCGGGGTGAATTGCAAAGAAACCATAGACGAGATGATGGCCTTCAAGATTCAGGATAACGGTAAAATGGAGGCAGACTATGGCCGTCATGACGACCGTGTAATTTCTCTAGCCATAGGGAAGTATGTGCGTCAGACAGCAGACCTACCGGCCATGAAGAAGCAGTCGAGGGAGAAAAGTAACGTCAGGAAAAGGCGAGATCGGAAGGTTCGTACAAAAGCTTGGACTTGACAACATGTTGCCCGTATGTGTAAATTATTCCAAGTACGTCGTCTTCACGACCAACTATGGGATAATCAATGGAAGCTTTGCCGCTCAGACAAGGTCGGTCGCAGATGGGGATTATACCCATCAGAAGTGCAACTGAACTTCAGGACGAGAAACGAAAGAAAGCCACAGCCGCTCACACGGCAGGCAACCAAGATTACTTCGTAAGTAACCTTTCCGCACATGTTGACGCCGCTTGGGAGAAGGCCAAAAGGGCCAAACAGCAAGCCGAAGACGATATGATGGAAAGCCTTCGCCAGAGGAACGGCGATTACGACATAGACACGCTTTCAGCCATCAAGCAAATGGGTGGCAGTGAGGTTTACGTCCTACTTACTTCAACGAAGTGCCGTGCCGCAGAGGCTTGGATAAATGATGTCCTCAGGCCAGTCAGTGAGTACCCATTCTCAATAGACCCAACCCCGATAGCAGAACTTCCCCCGCCAATTCAAGATCAAATTAAACAAGAAGTCTACGCAGTCTCTGCCCAAGTCCTCCAGCAAGCCCAACAGCTTGGCATGCAGTTTGGCAACCAAGAGATCATTGCTGAGTTGCGCGAATACGCGAAGAGCCGTAACGATGAAGCTCTCGCCGAAGTTCAGGAAGAGGCTAAAGACCGCGCAGATCGCATGATGCTGAAAATAACTGATCAGATGGCGCAGGGCGGCTGGTTCGAGGCTTTCTGGGCTGTCGTTTCTGACTTTGTCACTCTCAAGGCCGGTGTCCTCAAGGGCCCAGTCATTAAAAACAAAGAAGTTCAGAAATGGGTTCAGGACGAAACCGGGAAATGGGTTGTGGAGGTGAAGAAAGAGTTTATCCCTTGCTATAGCAGGGTCTCTCCTTTTGACCTGTACCCAGCACCTGACTCCAGAAACATCGATGACGGCTTTGTCATTGAGCGTCACAAACTTAGTCGACAAGAGCTTCAGGCCCTGATCGGCGTTCCCGGCTACTACGAGCTTGCTATCCGTGGGGCACTCAATGATTACAGCAAAGGCCATATTTCTCGTGAGCCAATCGACACAGAGCGTGCTGAGATAGAATTTCAGGGCGAGACCAACGCAGAGCATGAAGGTGACAAGATCGAAGCCTTGGAGTTCTGGGGTCCGGTCCCGGGAAGCATGCTTAAGGATTGGGGTATCAAAGGAAAGATCGACCCTGAGATGGATTACGAGGTCAATGCTTGGAAGGTTGGCCGCTACGTTATCCGCGCAGTGCTGAACCCCGACAAGCTTGGTCGCAAGCCTTACAGTGTCGACTCTTACGAGCGTATTCCGGGCTCTTTCTGGGGCAAAGGCGTCCCAGAGCTCATGAAAGACGTGCAGAGCATCTGTAATGCCAACGCGAGAGCCATCGTTAACAACTCCGGAATCGCTTCTGGGCCACAAGTTGAGGTAAACATCGAAAGATGTGACGATGACGAGGAAATCTACCCTTGGAAGGTGTGGCAGTCCGACAATAAGCAAATGTCAGAGGCCCCCGCTGTCAGGTTTAACCAACCAACTATTGTCGTTGAGCCCCTTCTGAGGGTCTTTGAGTTCTTCTCAGCAATGTCTGAAGACCAGACAGGGATTCCACGCTGGGCATACGGCAATACCAATGTTGGTGGCGCAGGCGAGACGAGCTCTGGCCTCCATACTCTGATGAATCACGCCTCTCGTGGCATCAAGGAGTCGATTGCACACCTTGACCTCATGATCTCTGGCACGGTCGAGCGCACATACGACTACAATATGATGTACGACCCCGACGAAAGCATCAAGGGTGACGCCAAGATCATCGCACGAGGCTCATCTTCACTCGTCGGACGTGAGCAACAAGCTGTCAGGACGCGAGAGTTCCTCCAAGCGACCAACAACCCAATCGACAACGAAATTGTTGGCTACGCTGGCCGCGCCAAGCTACTTCGTGAAGCGGCTAAGGGTTTGGGCTTGGATGCGAAAGAGATTGTCCCTGAGGGCAAGGAGCTCCAAGCCCTCATCAAGAAGCTTGAGCAACAGGCGGCAGAGCAAGCCGCGATGGCACAGGAAGCCGCGATGTCAAAAGGCTCCGTCCCTGACCCGAAACCGAGAAGCCTTGACGCCGCTGGCAACCCAGCCGGTGGGGTCGAAGCGAACATGGTTCAAAACCCTCCGGGGACAACCCCGGGTTTGAGGTAACTTATGCCATATCTAAAAGCACGACCAGCCGCTCGCGTAAGGCCAGCGCGACCTGCTAAGCAGGCACGACCAGTGAAGGCAGCAAAGGCTGTTAAACCGGCAAGAGCGGTACGGCCGGCAAGAGCGGTACGGCCAGCTAAACCAGCAAGGCGCAGGTAGTGGAATCAAAAGAGAGACTCTATAAGGAACTTATCCACATAAAGGGTGGTGCGTTCCATGAGTCATTGAAAACTGAATATCAAGACACTCTTGAGAGACTGGCGAACGCCCCAATAGACGCTGTTCAGGGTCTTCAGGGCGAAGCCAAATTGCTCAAGAGACAGATTGATTCGATAGAAGGGGCCAAGGCTTCGCTCATAAAGAGTGAAAAAGTCCGGCCAAACATGCAGAAGGTATTTTAACCCCTAGCTTCGGCAGGGAACGTCCTAGCCCCAGCGCAGGACAGAAGGAGCAGAAAATGGCAGGAACAGCAATGAGCCCTATTGAAAGGGCAGAGGCCAAAATCTTTGAGATGCAGGGGAGCCCAAAAGCAGAGCCTGCACAACCCGTTGTCGTCAACGACCCTCCAGTGGAGCCCGTTGTTGTCGCCCCGGTAGAAGAAGTGGCCATCGTGGAGCCGGTCATTGAACCGAGCCCAGCGGCAGAGCCTGAAACTCTTATGCATCAGCACAAGACGTTGCAGGGTATGTACCGCAAGCTAAAAGTCACAAATGGAGAGCTTGTTGAAACGAACCGTCTATTGACCGAAAGGTTGAGCGCAGTTCCTCAGGTCGCGTCGAGTCCGAGCGAGGGATACCCAGCGTTCGCTGAAAGTTCAGC